GTTTCTTTTTTAGAAAATGCAGTATCGTAGGATTGTATCACGTGTAACAATTTTGGAAGATGCTCCTTATCCCAGTCTTGCCACCATTCTCTTTTGATGATTGCACCTTCTTCTGAGGTTGGGTCCTGCATGTATTGTGCGTTCCAGTTCTTAACTGAAATAGAAGCTTTGACACCGTCTAGATCTTCCTTAGACCAATACTCAGGCCACACAGGTTTATCATCATCTAAAATTGCAGGAAATGAAATTACTTTCCATTGATCTGATTTTACTCCAGATTGTGCTCGAATGAGCCTTCCTGTAAGATCATCGGTAGCCCACCGAGTCATAACAACTAGAATTCTACCTCCTGGTTGTAAACGTTGTCTGGGTCCCGAACTATACCATTCGAAAGCACGTTCCATAGCAGTATCTGACAACGAGTCTTGCTCTGTATGAGGATCATCAATAATAAGCAAATCAGCTCCACGACCTGTAATGGCACCACCTACACCTGCTGCAAAATATTCTCCACCATGATTAGTTTCCCACCTACCCTTTGCCTTACTGTCTTCTCTTAGTGTAACATTTCCAAATATTTCTTTATACTCACTGGTGTTCATTAAGTTACGAACCTTACTACCGAACCTTGATGCAAGTTCAGCGTTGTGTGATACCTGCATAATTTTTTTCTTTGGATACTTTCCAATATACCAACCAGGAAATAAATAAGATGCAAATTCAGATTTAGTATGTCTAGGAGGCATATTAATGATGAGCCTCTTTGCATCACCATCTGCTATTTCATGAAAAGCTTCAGCAATAATCTGATGGTGCCCCTTACTCTTTGGGTCCTTTCTACAAATAAAATCTTCCCACATAGCTTCAACAAATACCAAAAAATTATCTTGGCATAGCTTGATCCACTCTAATTGTTTTTTTAGAATAATATCTTTTATTTCTTCTTCTGTAAGGTTTTCTATGTTCATACCGTTTGGGACCCTAGTATATGAATGTATTATACTTTGTAAACCTCTTTGTCTAGGAAAGCTGTCGATTTTAACGCGAATTCTCAGGCGCGAATTTTGGTTTGGTGTTCGTGATTTCAATGAGCCTTGTAAGGTGGGAACGCGTGGTGCGTGGGCGCGTTAGCGCCCACGCATTAGTATTACTTAATAAGTATTTGTACTAAGTCTTGGAACTTAGTTAGTATGTTTTGTCTAAACTCATCAACACATCTGTTGCCTTGATTTTCTAAGATATGTTTCTCAACCTCACTCTCCAACATTTTGTACATCAGTTCATAATTTAACTGTGTAGTTTTTTTCTCACTCACTTGGTGTTGGGTTTGGTCTGACAACTCAGTTCCTCTAACTCTATTAGCTAAGGTCTGAGCAATGTTAATTAAACTACTGGGCATCAGATACCTCGCCAATAGCTTTATATTCTGAATACTCTATTTGCTTTTGGTATTCATTATATAGATCATTGTATTTCACTTTGAACTTATCTTTATCAAAGGACTTTCTTTTTCGGTTTATTTTTTGTGAACCAAAGCTGTTGCCATTCTCATCTTGAACAACAATCAAGTTTTGTTTTGTTCTCTCATGAACATTCACAATGTTTTGTCTTAGTGTTTCTAACTCCTTAGATACTCTGTTAGCAGTTAGCTTTAACTTAACATAAGCTAAGACTTGTTTGTGTTCGTCTTGCTTTAGTTTTTTTACAGCATTCGCCATGTGTTACCTCTTTGTTAAATTTACAAACTTATGTTTGCCCTATTCTTTTATATCTTATTTCATCTTATGCAATAGTTAATTTATCTTTTTTTTACTTAAGTTTAAGATTGGTTGAACTTCTACTTTAACAAATTCCTCTCCCAGTATTTCTGACAGCCGTCCTGCCAACTCCTGTACCTGTGCTGTTAGTTTATCTTGATCTAACTTACCACGAGAACGAGACGAGGAACGAGACGAGGCGACAGCTGTCGCCTCGTTAATTTTATATTTAGCCACTACCAACTACACCAATATTCAACGACCTTTTTCTCGTTGATAGATTGCTCACAGAATTTCAAGAACTTGATGTCTTGTTCCTTGTACTCCTTGACACTATCCTCTTGGTACTCTTGCCCCCAGAAAAATCCGTCATCAGCATGGTAGTCGGAAAAATCTTTCTGTATCTGTTCAGCTAACTCTTTGACAACTTCCTCAGTCAAATAGCATGGTGCAGGTTGATCTCCGTTAAAACCTAGATGTGATAAACTCCCCTCTAAGTTTTCGGCAGGGTTTTGTTCTGCCCACTTCTTCGCCATGAACTGTTGAAGTCTTGCGTGTTTTCTCCACACAAATACTTTTGCTTGATCTCCGTAGTCATCATCAGAATAGTATTTGTCCCAATCTACTTTTTGACCTCGAAGGTGTGCGTGTTGATCTAGTCCCATAACTTTTCTCCTTATTTGTTAGTTTGTTCTATCTCTTATCAACTCCCATATATTAATGCAACAACTATTTTCAATTATCTTTTAGAACCATTCTAAACTAGAAATGAAAAACATTCTTCAGCACACGCTCCTGCACCCCAGCTTCCACATCTGTATCTAATGCCATAACCACTACCTTTCTTGGAACGAGCGAGAGACAAAAGAGCTTCTGGTGATCCAGCAACCATCTGTGCGCTGCAGGGGGTGGCAACTATTACTGCAGAACGAGCGAGAGATCTAACCGACAGCTACAACGAGAGAAATCGCAAAAAGAAAGGTGAACCAACCAGTGCCTCTGGGATAAAGAATTAAGAAGAACAGGTAAGCACTAACTATCGCGAAGATCATCAGAGCTTCCTGCTGCTGGATCCGCCTTCACTTCAGACTCTGACCACGAATTACCATTCGCAATGCAGCGCGAGCCGAGGCCACCAGTAAGAGCATATACTTTACCCTCTTCAGGTTTGTCCCGTGATGGCAGCTGGTCCTGCTTGGTCCATCCACCAGGTGGTGTATTCTCATCGTTGATTGTCTTCACGAGCTTCTTAAGTGTTGTCATATCTTTTCCTCCTTATATGTTTAATGAAACGATACCCAAGCCGAAGATTACGGTCAGGTAAACAATTGTTGTGTATAATATTATCATTGCTCTCTTTGTTGCGTGTGCAGGAGGTACTTCCACTGGCCAGACATCCGTGCACACTAGTTAACTTTAGACATCCAGGGCAAGTTCGGGTAGTATTAACATCCTCGGGTTATCCTGGTTTCGCGGTATAATTTTTCACGCAACTTAATGTCCGAACTACATATAAGACCTGATGGGATATATGTCAAGAGCTATTTTAAATAAAGTTTTATTTTTTCTTCGTAGTAGGATTGCTTTTCTTTTGGTAGTGCAGCTACCACTTCTTTCACCAGCTCCTGAAGGGAAGTTACCTGCTGCTGGAGCTCATTTACTTTCTTGTTATATTCGCGAGATCTGTTCTCTCCCCTAACGAGATCTAACGCATCGAAATCTATAGCCATACAATAAGATTAACCATTCGGTGTCCTTTGTCAAACAGAAGTTTCATCAGAGTCCTGATCCAGCTCACCTGTGCTTCACGCTGCAGGGGTGGGAAGGCTCGAAGTTACCGAGAACCAGAACGAGCTTCTTCTAGACCGAGAACGAGATCCGAGCTGCAGGTCCCGTCACCAGGCCACGTTAACAAAGAGGTAAAAATGTAACGTGGCCAGGAAACGAGAACGAGCTTCGCCATCACGCTGCACGGGCCTCCAGCTCCTGCAGCAGGTGATGCTGGATAGTTGTCCAGTGATACGGGGCCGAGAACGAGAAAGCAGGAACGAGATCCCGAGGATCAGTGAAAACGGACACCGGTCTGTACAGTTCTATACGTCTTTGCGAGAGGGTCTTACCCAAGTTCTCATGAAGTATAAATACAGTGCCACCAGCTTTAATATATCGATTGATCCAAACAATTTGCCATCGATTTAGTTTAGGATAATTTGCTTTATCAGATTTTAGTTCAATCCAAAATACTCCTTGTTTATGCACACCATGTACGTCTGGAATACCATTGATTGAGCTAGATTCTATGCGAGTTAAAAAACATTGGTTAAGTCCAAGCTTGACCTTTTGCCAAAGCCTACTCTCTGGTGTTTTTCCCGACATATATTAACTTAACTTTTTAATTTCTTTGATCACTGAATTACGAATTATAGTTGTATTACCAATACTTTCAATATCTTATCCATTGTCTGAAAATGAGTAATCTCCAAAGATGCTAGTCACACCTTTTGCTTCACTAAGTAGATGACCTTTGGTGATGCAGGTAGCAAGATTAGATTTTTTAAGTGCATCAAAGCTAGTCCACGAACTATCAGAGACAATATCAAACCACTCAACAGAAACCATTGGATATTTTTCTATTTCGTTTTTAGTTTTTTTAGGTATTACTATTTTTTTTCTCATTTACAATTACCTCAACTATACCAACTGACGTAAGCATAGAATTATGTGTTTGGTTAAACAATTTTATAAACTCTGACCAACTAGCTTTTTTTAGAAGTGTCGGAGACTTCAATTTCAACTGTCTTGGCGTTGTATCCATCGATTTTTGCGGACAACTCCTTGAGTTTAATTTCAAGTTCTTCACGTGACATACCCTCCAAACCACTTACTCTGACTTCTTTTCTATCAACGTAAGCACCTGCTAATTGACCAGATCTATACTCAGCATTAATTGCTGCAGCATACTGTTTATCTTCTTCTGCTTTATCTGCAATTCGGTCTAATCTTTTAAATCTTCTTAGGTTGTCACCTTCGTATTTTTTAAGTTCTTGATGAAATCTTTTATCAAAATATTTAGCTACGTGTGGACTAATCTTTCTAGATAATAGTTGTGATGCTGTAGACTTAGCACTGTTGTCATCTTTGCAATCGTAACCAGCAAGTTTAAGAGCTTCATGTTGTGTGATTGATCCCCAATCTTTTACAAGGATCTCGACAAACATTTTTTGTTTTGGAGTTAAATCTAAATCAGTTCTTAATTCTTTTTTTTTAAGTCCACCAGGCATTATTTAAGTTTATTGATAGATTTAATAATAGTTTTTTTCTTTAATGGATCTTTTTCTGTTTTTAATAAATTTTTTAATTTGTTTGAAATACCCGCCTTCACATCTTGTTTAGCTTGAAATTTAGTACCTCCTGATTTTTTAACTATTTCAGATGACCTATGCCCACCCTTTCTGAAATATTCTTTCATTATTTCTAGCATGAATTTTTTTGACATTAAATAAATCTACCTTTCATAGCTCTAATTACACCACCTTTTTTCTTTCGTCCAATTTTTTCTTTTAAAAATTTCCTTACTGATTGAGATATAGATTCTTGATTAGCCTCCCGCTGCTTTTTAGTCATCATTGGAATCATCATAGTTCTTTTACCTGCTCGGTCTGATGCGTAAGCTTTTCCAAATATTGTAGGTCTTGGTCCACCTTTTGGAAGGCTTTTAGTTTTTTTTGCTTTTTTATAAGCATCCTTATCCATGAACTTAGTGTTACGTATGCTTTTTTTAATTTGTAATTTTTTTAAGCCATAAGGCTCAACACCACTAGTAAATCCACGTTTAGCATCTTTTTTAGCACGGGTAGTCTGAGACTTGTGTTTTCTAAATGCTTTTCTAAACTGTTCTTTAGCAGTTCTAAAAATTATACCTTTCATAATATTTCTACTATATAGATTTTCTAGACCTATGACCATATCCCCATAACCAACTGATAGCTGCTCCGCAAGAGTGGTGTATCCCAGATACACCATAGATA